GCCCAAAGAAACATGAATTCCGCTGATCGAGGTAGAGAAAATCGTCGTCGCGAGGAAAAGGATAGAGCTGATCGTGATTGGAAATAGTTTAAAGAGAATGTTAGAACCTTTAAAACTGATTTTGATCGAGAGGACTATATTGAAAGACTTGTTCTCATGCGAGATGAACTTGAAAATGCGTTTTATGATTTTGGCGCTCATCAAAATCTATCTGCTGATGAATATACTAAAGGGAGGGAAGATTTAGAAAAACAGCTTCGTAGAGTTAAAGGTCAGTTGTTTGAGATGTATGATATGTATCAAAAGACTGAGAACGTGTCAAAAGTTCAAACTATTGATCAAGCTGTTCCAAATGTTCAGACAGAGTATGGTCGTAAACTTGAACAATCGTTTAAGAGTAAGTGTGTTTCACCTACTCCGGTTGATTTGAGGAAGATTGTTAAACCTGTTTCTGGACCCCATGTACCCAGTAAACTTATTGAACATCATGTTGATAAGGGTAAAACTCCTGAAGTTGATCAGATTAAGCAGGATGAAATTCTTGCTAGGAAACTCCAAGAGTCTTTGTCTGAACCTGTTGTTCAGAATAAGAAAAGGAAAAGAAGAAGAAATCGTGGACGAGGTAAGAAGGCTAAGGAAGCCAAACCCGTCTCTGTTGTGAAAGAAACATTTGCTGAGAAAGCATCTAAACCTCCCAAGAAGGAGGCTGTTCCTAGAGAACCTAAGAGTCTTTCACTTAAGAAGTTTAACCCAGAAAGAAAGTGTTTTTGTTGTGGAGGTGTTAACCACACAATCAATAAGTGTTGGGAATATCAGAGATTATTGAGAAATCCCCCTCAAGGATATGTTCGTATGTCCAAAGAGGAGTGGGAACAATTATCGGATGCTGAACGACTTACGCTTGTTCATAAAAATCGATCTTTATTAATACAGAATGCTAAGCAGGTTAAACCCCAGAGTGTTTCAATTCATAACCCTGTTAAAGGAGACCTAGCGTTTCATGATAACTTGACTCAATTGTTCCTACCAGGTTGTAATAATGCTGGTGTTAATTCGGAATATTGGGGAACCATGTTGAAAGCTGAAATGGATGGTAAAAAGTATGTTTTTATCACCGAGCATCAATTAAAAGATGGTTGTTATTATAAAACGGCAGACAAAAAGATACAGGTTTTACCTGGTAAAGATAAGTGGGAGCTTTATGGAAAAGGTTCCTTGTCTTTTTATCGTATTTTGTCTGACAAACTACAAGGTATACCAAAAGGTGCTGGTATAAAAGTGTCTGAACCCCAGAAAGGTTCTAATTTTGTTGCGATGTACATTGGATATAATCCTAGTACCCTTGAGAAAGTTGTTGGTATAACACCATATAGCTATGCTGGAGGGGAGGTTGATATTGTTCATTCATGTTCAACGCAAAATTTTTCGTGTGGTTCTTTTTTGTATGATACACAATTGAATGCAGTTGTTGGACTTCATCATGGATCTATTGGACCTGCTGCAAAGCGTGGAAACAATAATATGATGATTCCTTTAAAATCGGTGGGGTTACGCCAGGAACGTACCCCATAAAGAATCATGGCACTTATATTGGACTTCGAACGTTTTTTGGAGTCCAACCTTATCGAAATATGCAGGCTATCGGTACTTTGCCAGGTAAGAAGATCTCGAATGTTATTCGTGGGTCGAGGCGAGAGTCTGTGTTTTCGAGTTTGTATGGTATAGTTAACCTTCAGTCTCTCCGTGAGATTGCTTTAGAGAAATTTAAAGTTGTGTTTCCAACAGAGGAAAACTATTATAAAACTGTTTCATCGTGGGATCAGAAACCAGAGTATGGCTATATGAATAAAGAAAGTCATAAGTTTGGAATGATTTTTTTCGATCATTATTATGCCGGTCTAATGAAAGATTGCATTGCTACATGTGAAGAGATATGTGAGTATATTGATTGGACTAAATCTCCTGGTTGGCCCCATACACATTTTGGTTTTAGGACAAAGGAAGAGCTTGTTGCAGTTCTCGCCGATACGTTGTTCTTTGATCGTACCGGAACTCTACCCATTTGGAATGTAAGTGGGAAAATTGAGTTTAAAGCCTATGAGGATATTGAGGAGAATAAAATAAGGTTGTTTCAGATACCTTCATTTGAACTCCTCTACTCTCAACTAAAATTTGGAAAGCGCATCTCCTTGCGCCTGATGAACTATAGATGGTCAGCATATGGATTTAATCCGTATGGTGGTGGTTTTGATCGACTAGCCCGAAAGCTTTTAAAGAAACGCTTTCGAGGATGCTATGATGTCTCAGGGTGGGATAAATTTCTACCTTTGCTACCTGATATGTATGATGTTATGTTCCGGAATTGTTGTATTCCTAGTGAGCAAATTGAAGAATTTAAGTGGACCGTTGAAAACACGTGTAATTTCGTTCTTAAGTTAATGAACGGTACGTGTATCCGGAAAACATATGGAAATGCTTCAGGTTCTGGGTGTACAACCCGTGATAACATCTTTGGCCACATAATTATTTTTGCTGCTGGACTTTTTAAAGCGTATAAGCAGAAAAATGGTGAAAATCCTCCTTTTTCACTTGTTAGTGATCAACTAGTTAACCTTTATGGTGATGATAATGTTTTTTCGATTGACGAAGAGTTTAGTCTCATGTGTGATCAAGATTTTCTTGGTCAGCATCTTGGAGAGTATGGATTAAAGTTAAAATTCTTTTATGGTGGTGATGAGTCTGATTTATCAGTTCTCTCCTTCCTTGGTGCCAATTTTAAATTGATGCCTAGTGGATTTTATTATCCTCTCTATGATGTAGAGCGTTTGGCTACTACAATGATTTATGAGAATGATCGTCTCGAATTGCACCAACATTTATCAAAGGCTTTTACCTTAATGATTATGTCCCGTCCTTCGGACAGGTTTCAGACTTTTTATAAGGCTTATGAAGCTCTAGTTAACAGTGAATTGGTTTTAAGTAATATAGATGACCCTCGTGTTTCAGCATATGTAACTGTTGGTAAACCCTCAGTATTTGATATTGATGCGTTTTTTACTGGAAACGAGGCTGGTGAGAAGATAGAGCCCCTGGTTATTTTTTACCCGGAGCTCCTTCACGACCTATAAAGCTTGAGGATTGGTTTGATTGTACCCTTGGTGTCGTAAAATAATGGAGGGGCTCCTATAAACACCCCGTGTTTAAAATTTTATGGCTACTTTAACCAAAAAACAATTTATGGCTTTAACTC